CTGAGACTTCGAAAGAAATGACGAAGTACAACTCCAGCGGGACAGTAACACCGTCCCTTCATCGGGGCCTGGTTCGGATCGAACCCGACCTCGACGCTAAAATTGGCTTTGAATGCAGAGCCAAATTTTGGTATGACAATTCTTCGCCGGACTTGATAAGGCTGGCGTATAAGAATAAGGAAAACCCTTTGAGAGAATACTTAGAGGGTACATTCCAATTAAGCACAAAGCAGGTCCCTGACCCGTTGAGTGTTTATCACGCAGGTAATTCCCTGATAGAGGAATCGCCAGACGCTCTTCTTACCGGGGGGTTTACCCTAGTAGGAAGGAAACATCCTGAATGCATATCCTATGAGGTAATGCACGACGGATCATTCGTCAAGAAGTACTTCGGTGAAGCAACTTTCTTTGACTCTAACGACGCCGAAGCTTTAAAGGCAGACATTAGAAAAGTCTCAAGGTCGAAGTTTGACAAACTTGGCCTTGAGTACTCCGATATTTTCAAAATATTAGGAGCATATTCCCTTGCAGGCGCAACCGATGCTTGTAAAGGACTAGGTGGTTCTTCGCACAAAATAGAGAAGATAAACCTAAATGTCTGGCATGGTAACAAGTTACGTATGACAGAAAAGATTCCCACCAAACTGATTCCAGGATGGAATGGGAATAAGACTGCGAATATATCATTCATTGACATAGCCAGTCTGGAGATCAAACTCCGATTTATTTACGAACGAACCTTCTGGGGTCGTAAGTTAATAGAATTAACTCAGGGAGCGGAACCGACCGCGACCTGGGCTAAGAAATTCCAGAGGAAGATAACTTTCTTCCTTGAAGGAAAAGGACACCCTGACTGGACAAATGAGACCAGGAAAAGGGTGTATTCCGACCCCGATTCTCTAAGGAATCGGAGGGTTAGGAGTGGCAGGCTATTAGAAGTTCTAAAGACTGTTAATGGGATTTTTGTTCAGAGATATCTGGCATTTCCCAATGAAGAGTGGACATGGTCAAAATATGACTTGTTCACCCTACGTAATCTCAACGTTCTGTTAAACGACGAATTTTACGATGGCGAGCTTCTCCCCGAGGTCCTCGAGATAGAAACTCATTATTCCGAACTAAAGAAAATTAGAAAGGAATTTAAAGACCTGGCTTGTAAGAACGAGCTAGGAGTCTTTACCACTAAGGCGTTTGAGAAGCGAACGCCGAAATGGTTAAGATTTTGGATACCATTATATAGAATGGTGGACAAAATAAAGGATCAAGTCAGAAAAGTTGCTCTGATATCGACCTTGAGCCAGACGAGGGGGTGTGGAACACCTCCCTCGCTCGTGCAGCATCAGTCTAAGAGGAAGTTCCTCATGACTGTGCAAACCCCTCCTATCGACCTCACCAAAATAGAGGTGAGGATGATTAGGACAGCCATGCTTAGGGTGATCAATGAGATCCCTGAGCATGTGTTCACCGGTCTGACCACGAAGGCCAGAATCTCGGTGACAACCTCTGCATGTATAGAACGTTCACGTGCAGAGGGGGGAACTCTCCAAGCTATTGCAGACCTGGTAATAGACGGAGAACACGGTATAGAGGCAACGATCATTGACCTCAACACCGGAGAATGCACTGGGCACCTCAGATATGACGAGGGAACAGTGGGAGAATACATATTCTGGAGGTGTCTAGAGTATGTATTGGAGTGCGATCCTGAGGAACTCAGAATTGCATATCTTACAATAGTAAAAGAACCGGGCAAGGCCAGGATCGTTACTAAAGGTTCAGCGTATCTAAAGATCATCTTAGATGTCGTGAACAAAATCGTCTCTTACCCTTTGACTAAGATAAAGACGAGCGAATCCGGGATGTCAGCAGACGCCCACGGATGGAATTTCTTCAATGAGTTATTCGCTTATGAGAACTCATTGGAGGCCTTTAAGCTCTCTCGAAGAGAGGTTGAAGGGGATTCCTATAGTGATCATATCAGAACTGACCACTATGAGGATTTGTATGTTGAATGTACAGACTTCAACAATGCAACAGATCTGATGCAACACGCCACTGGCAAAATTATATCAGAAATATGGCTTAATAGATGCGGAATACCGAAAATATTAAAGCAGATCGTCTTCGAAACTAGTTTTAGGCCGAGGAAGATAATATTCAACGCAGCTGGGATCTTTTCCCAGATCGGAGAAACATACGAGCCTGGTACAATGATCAGGTTCGTAAATTTAGTGACAGGAATCCTGATGGGAGACCCGCTTACAAAAGTTCTCTTGCACTTTACGAATATAATTGCAAGGGAGTTAGGGTTGATGATCTCCAGTAAAGAGGTCGAAGCCCTATTTCCTACGGCAGGTGAAATTAACCTACCAATAAAGATTATTTCGGAGGCGGAGGTCGAATCCCTCGCAATCCGAAGACAAATACCTCTCGGGATAATACCCGAAGAAGTAAAATGTGTACCTGAGATCATGGAATCCATAACTCGGGCAACGGGTGACCGTTACAAGCCACCAAAAAGTAGGGTCAACTGGCATCGATCCGATGTCGTCGAAACCCTATTCCAAACAACTCCTGAGCAGCTAGCTCAAATGGAGAAGGAGGAAAGAATTAAAGAAATAGACCGAGCCCTAACAGGGTGTTTCGGAATATTACCCGGGGTTCATGAAATTTTCATGGACTCCAGCGGTGTCATAGGCATGCGGCTGATACCGTATGCTAAGAGAAATCCAGTACTATTGTCTGTGAATACTCTTAATCTGTACACTCCAACGGGGAGGATACCGATAGATATCTCTGGTCTTCCGGAACATTTGCGGAACCCGAGATTTGGCTAACATCAATATTAGCCAAGTACCCCGCCAATTATATTATAAAAGGCTAAGGGTACACTAACCCGACAGATGTGCTTGACGCCCGTTTGTTCGGAAACTACTTGGGTATCAGATAATGATACACTACTTAGGTTAG